GATATCTTCTAAAAAGTCTCTACAAGCATAATTCATCTCTGGTCCACCACATACCATTACCCTATCAGTGTCTCTATTGAATCCACCAGAAGTAAAATTATATATATGATCCCAGAAGCGTCCTTCTCTTGCATATTCTTCTTGGGTACAAGTATCATAGTACGTCAACGGAAAATGTTCGCACACTTCGTTTATTACGTCTACATAGGTATGTTCTGCATGTGTCCTTGTTGTGTGTACCAATACAACATTCTTAAATTTCTCGTAAGTAGCAGGATCTCTGATTATACTAAGAAAAGGTGCAAGACCTGTGCCTGTTGACAACAAATATAAGTTATCTGCTTTTGTTAAATTATCAATCGTTAGTGTGCCTGTACACTTAGGCATGACTAATACATCGTCTCCAACTTTTAAATGCTGTAAACGACTTGTAAGAGGTCCGTCTGGGACCTTAATACTGAGGAACTCTAGTTCATCCTCATAGTTTGCACTTGCAATACTGTATGCTCTAAGCAGTGGTCTGCCGCCTTCTTCTTCTGCAGGCAACCCAATCATAGCAAACTCTCCGTTTATAAAACGAAAACTTTTGTTGCGAGTAGTTTTAAAACTAAAAGTTTTGTCTGTCCAATGATGGACCCAAGTAACTTTTTCTGTATGCATTATTTTCCTCTACAAAATGGTGGAGCGAAGAGGGATCGAACCTCCGACCTACTGGTTGCAAACCAGTCGCTCTCCCTACTGAGCTACCGCCCCACTCTGTCTTATCTTTCGCTTAGTGCTTTAATATTAGCACTAATTCTAGCACTGTTCTTAGCAATATTATCACTAAGTTCTTTTGCATTCTTCTGAATGTTTGCACTAATTTGTTCTGCGTTTCTCATTACGTTGTCACCAACGTCTTCGAACCAAAACTTATTTGCTGGTGCTTTTTTAGTAACTTTCTTTGCTACTTTCTTTGCTACTGGTTTTTTAGTTGTTTTTACCATTTTAATCTTTTCCTGATACTGTGTATCTGTTTGGAGCGGGTGGACGGAATCGAACCGTCATCTAAACGTTGGCAACGTCTTGTAATAACCGTTATACGACACTCGCATCGTGTATATTTACCACTTAGAGTTTTATAGGTTTATGTATAGTGGCGGAGAGTGAGGGATTCGAACCCTCGATACAGTTGCCCGTATACCTCCTTAGCAGGGAGGCGCTTTCGACCACTCAGCCAACTCTCCGTTTCGTTGTTGTATTATAATAGTTATCAAGGAAATTGTCAAGAACTTCCTAAAGTGATAAATACTACATTATGCCAAGATTAAGTTTATGGAACAAAAACAAAGGAAACGATTACGACTTTATTGATAGAGTTGTAGCGGAATCCGTCAATGCTGGTGGAACTGGAGTTTATGTACATAAGTATATAGGCACATACCAAGATGACACCACACAAGGTCACGGAAACGATGACGAGTTATATATTCAAGACGTTGTATTCCTTGAGAACAGAGATAGGAAATACGACACAGATATATACGAACTTCGCGGTTCATATACTATAGCAGACCCCGACTTTGACTTAACCCAGTTTGGTTTATTTGTAAATAACGATTCGTTGTTTATGACTTTCCATATGAACACATGTGCTAACATGTTGGGTAGACGTTTAATGGCAGGAGATGTTTTAGAGTTACCACATTTAAGAGATGACTTATTGTTAGGTGGTGGCGAAGCAGTTAATAGATTTTTCGTAGTAAGTGATGCTGGAAGACCAGCAGAAGGTTATGATCCTAGATGGTGGCCTCACTTGTGGAGAGTTAAACTTAAAAATATTACAGACAGTCCAGAGTACAGAGATATACTTGGTACTGGCGAACAGGCTGATGACCTTAGAAATGTTCTAAGTACATACAGCACTGAAATAGCAATATCAGATAAAGTAATAGAACTAGCAAATGCTGAAGTACAATATGACGCAGGTTACTATGAGGGTGGTCATTTATATGTAGATGAAAACTCGCAGGATAAACCAGGTGTGTACTTCCCAGGTGATGGTGCTCCGCCCAATGGTATTTCAATAGTAGGCAGTGGCGATACAATGCCACTTGACGCAAATGATGGAGAATACTACTTGAGAACAGACTTCACTCCAAATAGACTATTCAAGAAGCAAGGTAGTAAGTGGATTAAGATAAGCGATGACAACAAACGTGTTTGGAGTGCCGCCAATAAAATACTCACATCATTCGTTAATAATGATAATATAACTACTAACACAGACGGAACTACTCAATCAGAAAAAACTAATATGAGTAAGGCTGTGAAACCAAAGGCAGATTAATATGGATTATTTCTATGACGCACAGTTAAGAAGATACTTGCTACAGTTCATGAGAATATTCAGTGGCTTTCAGGTTGCAGAAGGTGTACGCAACGGAACCACACATTACAATAAAGTACCTGTAAGATATGCAGATATGCAACGTATGGTTGCACACATATTAACAAAAGGTTCTGAAAATATGGTTAACAGTACACCGTTTTTGGCTTGTAATGTTACAAGTTTGCTTGTTGCTAGAGATAGAACACAAGACCCAATGCTTGTTAGTAAAGTACAAGTTGCCGAAAGACAATACGACACGACTAATGAAACATATGGATCACAAGACTTTCCAGGTAATTTGTATTCAACAGATAGATATATGCCGGTGCCATACAACTTAACAATGAATCTTGATGTATGGAGTGGCAATACAGATCAAAAATTACAATTACTAGAACAAATTTTAATTTTGTTTAATCCTAGTATACAATTACAGCAAGGAAATAATCCTTTAGACTGGACAAGTTTATACGAAGTTGAGTTAACTGACATACAGTGGAGCAACAGAAGTGTTCCTGCAGGTGTTGACGAGACTATCGACGTTGCTACGTTGACATTTATATTACCCATATGGCTAAGTCCTCCTGCTAAAGTTAAAAGACAAAAAATTATTAATACCATTATTACAAACATTTATGATACAGGTAGTGTAGGTGATTTAGGATACGATGAAGACATGTATGACTTCTTTAGAACATTGGAGCCGGAATTTGAATTGCATACAATATCACCAAACAACTACGAAGTTGAGCTTGTTGGAACTGAAGCAACGTTATATAAAGACAATGGCAGTGCCGAAGCAAACTGGAACGACTTACTTGAAGTACTTTCCCCACAAGGTTCTGGTACAGCGAATGCAAATATAAGTATAGATGATATACCACTAACAACAGCGAGTACATTACAACTTAACATATCAAATAATGTAGACAATGAATCTTCATTAATAACAGGCATAGTGTCTAGAAATTCATTAGACCCGTCTAAGTTAGTATTCAATCTAGACGTAGATACTTTACCTTCAACAACACTTACAGACGTAACAAGAATTGTTGATGCTTCTAAAAACTATCCTGGAGATGGTACACTAGATGCCGCGACTACTGGGCAACGTTATTTGCTCACGTCTGAGATACACGGTAACCAATGGGGTGTCACAGCAAACACAAACGACATTATCGAATACAACGGCACAGGATGGGTAGTATCATTTAATTCTTCTACATCAGTTAACCAAGAAAGTATTCATTATGTTAAAAACTTATACACAAACAAACAATACAAATGGGAAAACGTCCAATGGACAAGCACATACGAAGGGAAGTACAACCCAGGGTTCTGGCGTCTAAACGTTTAGATAGCGAAAGCATACTTACTAAACTTAACCCTATGACCAACTTATCAAGACACAACGGTGTAAGTGCCGCAGGTGTTTTGTTTCTAACAAAATCAACAGGCAGATGTTTATTCCAATTACGCAACTCCGATAAGAAAGGTAAACTTACATGGGGGTTCTGGGGAGGCATGATGGAAAGCAATGAAACTCCGTACAGTTGTATCCAACGTGAACTAGAAGAAGAAATAGGGATCGTGCCTGAACTAAAAAAATTAAATCCCATAGATGTGTACCAAAGCAAAGACAAAAACTTTATGTACTACAGTTTTGTGTATCTAGTTGACGAAGAATTTATACCAACACTTAATCATGAGAGTGCCGGCTATGCCTGGGTAGACATAGGGCAATGGCCTAAGCCGTTACACTTTGGAGCAAAAAGTACTCTAGGAAGAAACAAAGGCGTTAATAAACTACATACTATCCTAAAACTTAATTCCTGATAAGTACTAGCATGTCAAAAGATATTATAAATTTTGATTCTATACGACTGACTACAGAACTTAATAAGTTTAAACTACACAAGACTATTCCAAACACTTTTTTAGATGGCACGTTCTCAATATTAGATTTAAAAGAGAACTACAACGACCTTTCTGCTAAACATAAAAGACTAGCAGATAGATTAATGAAAAAGTATGATGTAGAAATTAGAGATAGTGCAGACGGCTTAGAAAAAAGTATGCTAAATGAGTATAGAGGATTTGTTAAGAACCAGCATTGTAGAGCAGAATGGTGGGTGTATCCTGCCGTGATGAAAAATTACAGAGTAAATATAAATCCTGTTAGGGCTGTATATTACGAAACTATAGAAATGATTAAAAAGTTTAACAGTCACAGTGTACACCACGGGTGGTTATACGACATTGTTACTGATAACGAATGGCATCAACGTGTAATGAAAGCGATACTGTCTGACAGAAAACGTGTAGATAAAATTATAAATTTTTATTTGCCACTGTACGAGTCTGCTGGATTAGAAGCACCGATAGAGTTAAAACACTTGCAAACATTACGTTCTGATTTACTTGACTATGCAAACTTATTTACTACTGTTAGGACTTGGTCACCTGACGACTAATTATTTACTTGTGGCTATGAAAACGCCATCCCAATCTTTTGGAAGTGTTTGAGTCTTTTGAAATTCGCAACGTTCAATCCACATATCATAATATCCTTTCATCCTACCTTCGAACGCATCATGTAGTTGCTCACATAATTTAATTGCTTTATCAAAGTTTTGTTTACGATATTGCATGTGCATATCTTCGTGCATTTGTTTTGCTTTTGCATACTTACTTACTTTAATATCAAGTACTGTGTATATTTCGATGCCCACAGTCTTTCCTTTTACTGCTAGGTCATCTACTTTAAGATAAAAGAATCGATTCTTTGTGTGCTTGTAAGTGTCTCCTCCCACTAACAACAAGCAACCATATTCCTTACACTTACTTTCTATTCTCGCGGCAGTACTAACTGCGTCTCCGAGTATGTCATATGAATGTCTGGCAGTGGAGCCCATCTCCCCAATATAACCGAGCCCAGTATTAATACCAGCACCCATACCAACTGGCGGTCTACCTTCTTTAACAATTTTATCATTGAATTCCTCTACTGCTCTAAGCATTAGTATTCCTGTTTTCACAGCACTTGCAGGATGATCTGGATCGTCCATTGGTGCATTGTGTATGTGCATACTTGCATCGCCGATATACTTAATAACCATTCCGTCTGCATCAAGTATAGGCTGTGTAATGGCATCCATGTAACCATTCATTATTTTTGTTAGTCCTTGAACATCATCACCAAAACTTTCTCCTAGTGGAGTGAAGCCACGTAAATCTGAGAAGCATATACTAACTTCTTTTTTCATACCTTGTTTAATTAGTTCTGGATTTTCTTGCAACATTCTAACAACTGTAGGCGAGGCATATCCGGCAAATTGTTTTTGTATCTCTGCTCGTAGTTTAAACTGTACCCAGAAGTTATTAAAACTTGCCTGTGTAAATATTAAAAATGTTGCTATTGCAGGATATGTAGCATCAAATAAAACTAAGTTTGCTGTATAAGAATGTATAGTATAATAAGCAATAGACCCTATAATGCTTACTGTAGTAAACAATCCTGCCCATACGGGCAACTTGTATATTGCTAGAGCAACTAATACCATGCTCAACAACGCACACAGAAGCTCGTACACAGCACTTAGTTCATTCCTGGTAATGTTACTACCGTCTATAAAGTTTTGTAGCATATGAGCTTGTATAAGTTGTGGGTAAACGTTGCCTCCCGGAGTGGGAACCGGATTAGCAACGCCTTCAGCACTTACTCCCACTATTACGAACTTTCCGCCTAAGTCAGGCAGTTCACTCGCTGTTACATACTCGTGTTCTTCAAAAGTATTATTAAATCTTATGTAAGCAGAACCTCTAGCAGATGTAACTATCGGATCAAATGGAGGCACTGCAAATTCTTTTATTCCTATTTCACTAGTCTTTAAAATATAACTAGGCTTACCTGTGTAAGCTCTTAACATCTCAATAGCAAAACTAGGGTATATCTTTCCTTCTACTCCTATTGCTAATGGGTAAGTTCTTGTTTGATTATCTGGTTGAGGCTCTGTTGCTACTACCCCTATACCTGCGGCTACACTTTCTAGTGGTTCAATATTCGTTACGAGATTCGGCCATGTCAGCAAGTAATTGGTAGCGGGTACTGGGCCTATTGTTGCCGTTCCAATGTGCGGGCCTGAACTCCTTGTCCCTTTTCCAGATGGGGTCTGGGACAAAATTATGCCGTTGTCCGACATCCAACTTTGTAAAACTGCGTCCCCGCCAAATCGGTCCTTCTCTGGAAACATGATCGTCAAACCAATCATTCCAGCGTTTTTGCTCCTCAGATCTGATATCAGTTGTGCTATGTTCTGTCTTGGCCATGCCCATTGTCCCCATGTGTCTAAACTTTTTTCGCCAATGTTTATTACTACAACTTCATTGCTTTGTTTCTTTTCGTCTAATTGTTGTAATGCGTCGAATGTTTGGCTACGCAAACTTTGTAATGGTGTAGGATCAGCAACTCGTAGTGTTGTCAGTAGTAATACAGATATTGCTACGGCCCAGCCGCTTAGTAACCATTTCATTAATATATTTATCGAATTTTGCCACAGTTATCCAAGTGTTTTGCTTCAGACCATACGTCAAAGTTATTAGCAACTACGGCTGTCATCATGTAATTTGCCCCTGCTAAATCTTCGTCAGTTATCGTTTCGTACTCATTAGTATACCACAGTGCAGGAGCAAGTAATAGTACTTTCAGTCTGATTATGTCGTTTACAGTTGGTGATTTGCCGAGTATAGGATTGACTTCTTCAACACAATTATATTGTAATGCTCTTTCAGTTGTGTACACATCTAATACTTGTAACGCATAGAACACTGTCCATGTAAATTTAGATGCTGGTTCTTTTAATGGTGGTAAGTCTAAGTCAATTGTATATGGTCGATGATATTCGTATACTGGTTGTTGCACAATATCCAATACTTCCTGCGAATAACAACAAGTGTCTCCTGCAAGAATGAATTGTATTTGGCTTTGGGTTAAACTAGCAGAATAACTAGGTAGTGCTAAAAAAATTGTAACAATAAGAATTAACCATTTCATTAATATACTTATCGTATAAAAGAAAAAGCACACCGGAGTGTGCTTTTTTTACTCGCATTCCTTAGGGTTTTTTGAACAGTACTTCATGATACTCTTAACTAAAAATTTCATGTCTTGTTCTGAAATTTCTTCATCTGCCTTCCTAGACGATGAAGATGTTACTTTCCCTCAGGTTTTTCTTCTTGCAATTCGTCGGTTTGTTTATCAATTTCTGTAGAAACAGTCTCGATTACACCGCCAGCCGCCGTAGCCGCTGTTGCTGTAATACTAGATACATCTGTTAAAACTGCTTGACTTACTGTCGAAACAGCATTAACGGATCCATCTACTACACCTGTTGTAAACTCTTTACCACCTTCAATAACTGCGCCAACTGATGCACATGAAGGTAAGAAAAGAACAAAACCGAGGAATGCTGTTATAGATAAAAATCTAGTCATAACATTCTCCTGTTTAGTGAAAGGGTATATCCCTTTTACAGTGTTTATTTATGCAAAATCATCGGCGTAGTTCAATAAGATACGTTTCAATTAATCAGAAACAA